TGCTGATGCACAAACTAATAGAGATCTGCTATCTTCAAACATTCTTGGGGGGCAAGGTCAGCTAAAAGATTACTTATCAGATATGTCGGGACGGGCTGACGTATACTACCAGGGATTAGCAGGTGGTCAGGAAAACCTTACAAACAATCTCAGCGGCTTACAGACTAACTTTACCGACTTCAGAGATACCTATGATGTAAATACAAATCTTGCTAATCAAAGTCGTGGGGAACTACAAGACACAGTCTCAGGTGGTTTCACCAATATGCGAAGAGACATGGGCAGAAACTTTGATGCGGCTCAAAGAGATACGCAGAATGTTCAATCGGCTGTAGATCAGGGAAATCAACAGGCTGTTCAAGGTCAAAGGGCTTTGACTAGAGACTTCACTAAGAACGTCACAGATTTAGCTGCAGGTATGGCTGCACCAGATCAACAAGGGGCTGCAGAACAGAATGACGTGATTAACAGAATAGATGCTGTAAGATCAATCTTAGCTTCTCAGGGCGATAACATAGATGCAGGTCTTAGAGATCAGTATACTAAACTAGCAAACTCATTTGATGCAAACGGGCAGTTAATCCGTGAGAGTGTTGATCGAAGCGGTATTACTACTCGAAGACAGATGGATCGACAAAGCAACATCATGTTAGCTCAGTTTGATCGAAGTAATAATCTTGCAGGTCAAAGTATGATTAATGTGAATGCGTTGCTGCAACAGATGGATGCTCTTGGATACTCAGGACAGGCTGCTTCAGGGGATAGAGCGCCACAACAATTAGTAAATCGTAGAGCCGCTGTTGAAAGCGGAATGATGGCTAGGGAACAACCTTTTTTCTCAACATTTGGATAAAATATGCACCCTAAAACAACAAGTGATCAGGGCATAAACCTGATAAAAAAATTCGAAGGACTAGCAAAGGAACAGGACGATGGCATGATTGTGCCATATCGTTGTGCAGCTAATGTCCTCACGATTGGATACGGTCACACAAAAGGCGTAAAGAAGATTATGAGGATCACAAAGGACGAAGCAGAACAGCTTCTACGGGATGATCTGAAGGTCTTCGAGCGTGAGGTTAAAAACCTTGTGACCGTACCATTAACCCAATACCAGTTCGATGCTCTAGTGTCATGGTGCTTCAACGTAGGTGCAGCCAACGTAAAAAGCTCAACACTTTTGAGGAAACTAAATGCATCGGATTATTCTGCAGTTCCTGCACAACTAATGCGTTGGAACAAGGCAAGGGTTAATGGTGTTCTTAAACCCCTAAACGGGCTTACTCGCAGACGATCAGCCGAAGCCGCTTTGTTTACGATGGACTCACAACTACCAAGTGATGATCCTGATGTACCAATGGCTCAAAAGGTTACGGTACAGGACAAGAAACCCCTGACTAAATCTAAGACGATGGCAGGTGTCGGTATCGCAGGTGCAGCCACGGGTCTAAACGAAGTTGCAGGTCAGCTAGAGGGATTAGCTTCTTACTCAGGAAACCTTCAGACCATCTTTTTAATCTGTGCGGTGGGCGGCATAGCATTGGCTGCATTCGCACGATGGAAAGACCAAAAGGATGGCGTAGATGTTTAGCATCTTCGGCAAGATTAAAGACCTAATTATTGCGGCTTTAGTTATCGCCCTGCCCATCCTCTACATCGTAGGTCGGGTCAAAGGTAAGGCTGCAGAGAAGAATAAGATTTTAAAAGACGAAATAAAGGCCAAAGAAAAGGCTACAGATTTTTATAAGGCAATGGCTGAACATGAAGAAGATGGCTCTCTTGGTACTCGCAGTGGTCTTACTGACAGGCTGCGAAAAGACGGTTTATAGGACTAATTTAGAAGTCTACTGTCCACCCCTTAAATCATACTCAACGGATTTTAACGAGATACTAGCTGCAGAGTTGGATGTCTTGGATGAAGGCTATGAAGCAATCCCTGAAGTGGTGACCGATTACATAAAACTTCGAGATCGTATTCGGGTCTGTGAACAAGAAAAGGATAACCTAGATGGCTGAAGAAGAAAGCTTTTTTACAAGTCTCACAGGCTACGATGATGTAGGTGATATGTTTGATGGTGGTGGTCAGGGGGGCTCTGGTGATCAGTTTTATGGCGGCACTAATACAGAGTACGTTACTGCAGGTGGTACTAACAACAATACAGATAGCAATGTTGTAGATAGGTTTCTTAACACTGTCACAAATGATAACAATTTAGATTATACAAACGCAGGTAGTAATGCCACGCAAATAACGACAACTGGATCTGGAGATAACTCTTCAGGTAACGAAGACACTACTGGGGAAGAAGTGGTTGCAGAAGAAAGTGCCATCTCTAAAGAAAATGTCTTCAAGATGTTTGAAAACTCTGGCCTTATACAACAGCAAGAAGATCTAAACGCACTCATAGCAGACCCTCTTAAATTTCTAGAAGACCGCAATGCTACTCTTTCAGATATAGTACCTAATATTAATCCTGATGCTGCAGGTACGATTCTAAATCCTAATAACCCTAACTACGCATTAGGTGAGCTATCTAACTACACAGTACAAACCATCAATGGTGTACCTAAGTTAGTAGCACCACAAAAAGCCACAGTTGGTAATCTCAATACGGCCTCTGCAGTAGATAGATTAGGGGGTACTCAGTTCCAAGTAGATGCTGCACAGGGAGAGCTTTCTGATGGGGCAATTGTTAATGCATCCGATTTTACTATCGACACTAAGGGTGTCGGCACAGGAGTAAATGTAGATGGTACGGCTAACCAAACAGGAATAGCCCTTAATGATTTTGCTCGTCTGAATACTAGCCAGATTATTGATACCTCTACAGCCGCAGGTAAGCTGACTGCAATGGCATTAGGCGAAGGTAATTACGTTGATAGCAAATCTACTATTCTTGGTCAGCAAGCAATTCTAGCAAAAGACTTTGTTGGGCCAAATGGTGAGTCTGTTATCCCTGCTTGGGCAAAGCCCCTAGAAGCATCTATGACTACTAACCTTGCTTTGAATAATATGACAGGAACTCAAAGGACTGAGACATATGCAAAAGCAATACTAGAAGCGTCATTAGGGTTTGCGGAAAAAGAAGCAAAGTTTTTTCAGACAATTGATATACAGAACTTACAAAATGAACAGGCTGCGTTGCTGCAAAAATCACTTGTCCTGTCGAAGGTTGATTTAGCCAATTTATCTGCAGAAGAAAAAGCTTCCGTTAATAATGCTAAGACTACTCTGGCGTTAGATTTAGAAAATTTAAGTAATGAACAACAAGCAGAAGTTTTAAATACAGCCGCCTATACAACAGCTTTGTTTGATCAGACCTCTGCAGAAAACCTTAATAGAAGAGTAGTGTTTGAGACAAAAGCTGACATCGATAAATTCTACGACAACTTGACCTTCCAAGCAGCCAAGTATCAACAAGATGCTGTTCTTCAAACTAAGAGATTTAACGCAGGTGAAATAAACGATGCCTCAGAGTTTAGGCAGACCCTAGAGACAAGGCGGCAAGAGTTTGAAAGCACTATGGCGCATATGATCGACAGAGATAATGCTACATGGCGTAGAACAGTAGAAACTGAAAACACTACTATGGCTTTTGACGCTGCTTCTATGGATGTCAAAAATACTCTGGATATTACCCAAGAAGGTCTGAACCGTATATGGAACAACGTAGATACAATGCTCGACTACGAATACAAAGCAGCATCTACGGAAGAAGAGTTCGAGCTACGAGTTCTACTTGAAGAGATCCGTGCAGCGTCTGGCGATAGCGGTGGTGGATTGTTTAGCTCACTACTTAGTGCAGCAACCACTCTTGGTTCCGCATACATAACAGCAACTATGTAACAGGAAGTTTTAAATGAATTTTGCTCAAGCAATCGAAAAATCAATCAAAGCTTACATGGATGGCAAGCTTCCTGAAGAGCTTGCTAAGTCTACTGGCGAAGAGGTCATCTACACCCCTGAGTACATGGATGAACTTGAAGAACAACTTACTGAAGGTGGGCCAGAAGTAGAGGAAACTGATAATGAAGATAACTGAGAACACTGGCCCTATCCCAGGAGAAAACTTTCTATCAGAAAAGCGTAACTACGTCTGGCACAGACCACCTGATATAGAGACTTTTGATGACACAGTAAGCTACGTTATTCAGCGTATTAGTGAAGAAGAAACCTCAGAGATAGTTTTCTCTTTGATGGAGATCGATAGGCCGCTAACGAACATCGTTTCTGGGCTTATGCTACAAGGCGTAGCCCGTGGAAAGTTTCAGATCGATATGGCGATATTGGCTGCAGGGCCAGTGTACCGATACCTGAAAATGATAGCTGATAATAAGGGGATTAAGTACAATGATGGACTCGATAAAAAACGTATGCCGATCACTCCTACAACGCTTAAAGCGGCTCTTGGCATCATTGATGAAGAACCCGTTCAAGAGGTAGCCCCTGAGAGCGTACAGGAAGCTCCTAAAGCACCTGTAGGCGGTCTAATGGGATCACCTGAACCTATAGATGAAAACGTAGCTCCTGCAGAAGAACAGGCGGCTATGTTGGGTATGAACCAAGAAGAGGAAGTCTAATGGCGTGGGGAAGCACCAAAGCACGAGTTAGAGGTAAGATACAGTCTGGCGGCTTTGCTAAAAAGCCTGATTACGATTTCTTACAAACTGGAGCTAACATCATAGCTCAAGGCATGTTGGATGCGAAAGAGCGTAAGTTAGAAGCTGATAAACTAGCTAAAGAAAAAGCAGAGGCTAATGCCGAAAAACAAGCTGCTAAAGAAAAAGAGGCTGCGGATAGAAAACGTAAGGCAGAAAGCCTTGCGAATGAGTTTGGGGCAGATCCAAAGAATACAGAGGCTATTAACTATTTTACGGAACAACTGTTCTTTTTTGATGACAATACAAGCTCAGTTTACGACAAAGCAGAATCTGACATAAAAAGAGGTAAGGTTAAATTTGTAAAAAAAGAAGAGGAACTATTTTTACAAGGCCCAGATGTACCTAGAGATTATCCACTTACCGTTTCGCCCGATGGTAGAAAACCTCTTACTGAATTTGCTAACACTAAAGCAGCTATAACTGCAGGTAATGTAGGTACTTTCTCAAGCATTCAGGATGCAGATGGTAATGAAACAAATCCGTATAAAACTGAAGGTGATCAGATGGCAGCAATCTTTGCTCCTATTTCTGAGCAACCTTCAAAAACTAATACATTTGAAGGACTAGAAATCAATCCTGACGCTAAAGAACCTATTGAGTTAGACTATCAGAGGCTAACTACCTTAGATGACATCGATCTCTATGTAGGTGAAATTAAATCTAAAGGCCAAACTCTCACAGACGATCAACAAACCGTAATAGACAACAGAACAGATTTATTAAATGGGCGTAGAGTTGATGCTGCAATAACAGATGCTGTTAAAGACGAAAAGAATGCCAAGAGTGCGCTGATGGCTCTTGAGGCAAAGGTAACTCAGGCAGAAACTGAGGAAGCAAAAGCAGCAATAACAGACAGCTACGAATACAAAGCTATAAAAGGTTTTGTCGATAGGTTTGCTTTAGGTGATGCTTATGAGGTTCCAATTAATCAGCTAAAAACGGCACAAGATGTTCAGTTAGAAAAAGCATTTATTGTAATGAACAAAAAGAATGTTGGCCCAGAAGTAATGGCGGCATTAGAGGAAATGGAGCAAGGTTATATAGCTAAAGAAGCAGAAGACAAACGTCTGGAAAATCAACCTTCACTAGCTGAAAAAATAAGTATCATTAATTTAGATGATGATGGAATAGCTGAGTTAGCAAAGATTACTGCTAATAGTAATGATCCAAAAACTCAGATGATTTATGAATACGCAACACTTCTAAAAGAAGCTGCCTCTGGTAAAGATATAAATGTCTCTGAATATCTTGGTAATATGGGGTCAGTTAACGCTACTAAAAATAGAATAATAGAAATTAAAAATGATACCACTTTAACTAAAGATGAAAAAGCTAAAATTCTAGCGGTGATGGAGCCACATCTAGTAGAACTACAACAATCTGCTAAAAAATTAAAGCTTACCGATACAGATTATATTGGGGATGTAGTCATAGACGCTCAAAAAGGTATAGTACAAAAACAAGAGCTTGTATTAACTGAAAACGGTGAATTTTTCTCGCCACTGCTACAGAAAACATTTAGTTCGGATGAAGTGCAGAATGCAATAAGTGTAGATGCACAAGAAACTTTGATGTCAAACGCCACACGTCTTCAGGATAACGCCTTTGCTAAGATGGGTGACCATCGAAAGAATATGTCTGATCTATTAAGACGTGCCAAAAATATTGATGATATTGTTCAAACAACTGATGGAGAGATACTGACATTTGTTGGCGGTAGATTCCCTGCAATTATGAAGCGTATTGAAAACGAAGTTGGAAGTCTTAACACACTTCTTAGTGGATCTTCTACTGGTACAATTAACTCTGTTGTAGAAAATGCAATAAACGCAGAAATGCAAGAGCAATCTCAGCAACTAGATAAAATTGGAATTAATGCCCAAGAGTTTGCAGAATATCAATCTCGCCTGATAGAATTTGCGTTTACTTACGCTCGAACAGGTTTAGGACAGGTAAGAACTACAGACCAAGATTTTAATGCGGCAGTTAAAGTTGTAAGTGCAGGAAGTGACTACCCAACCTTTTCGAGAAATCTTCGAGGTCTTGTAAAACAAGCATTTGCCATGAACCAAGAGGCGCATGATGGTTACCTAGTTAGACCTGACGTTGATTTGGCTGCGAATACTGTGGGTGCAAAGGAAGTATATGCAAAATTCTTGATACCAATGTCAGAGTATCTGCAGAACCAAGTAGATGTTCCTGAAGCTATTACTTGGATGAATACAGAGGTTCCGCAAGGTTCTGCTCCACAGAAAAACCAAAACCAAAAACTTAATATATATTTAAATTCATCGGGTTTTACAAATGACAAGCAAGCAGTAGTTCAATTTACGTCCCAAGAAGATCAGGACAAATTCATCAATATAATAGCGAAGAGATTACAAATAGACCCTTCAATTATAAGAAGTCAGCTACTTAATTAAGAGGATTAAATGGAAGAACTAACACAAGATGAGCTTGATTTCTTAGAGCAAAATCAACAGATATTATCTGGAACTAGTTTAGATCAGAACAGTACTTCTGAAGAGGAAGTAAAACCTATTGATCCTGAACTGCAAGATTTATTAAATCGAAATCCAACCATTGATTTGTCAGGAACTAGTCTTGATCCCACTAACACTAAAACTGCGGTAGGGGGGAAAATATCTACAGATGTCACCGATGAGGTAAAAGCCGTTGATGATGTACGGGATGCAAATACATACGATAGCCTATATCCTAACTATCCAAACTACCCTCAGAGCGCAAAATTAAAAAGTATGATAGAGATACCTTCTACGGACGGCTCTTTGACTGAAAGCGAACAGGAACTCGCAGATTATGAGAAAAATCTAGCGGATTGGAATGCAAAGGCCGAAGATAGATATAACAATACAGGTTTTCTAGACCCCAATGGAAGACGTTATTATCTTAAAATGGTTCCAACAGGAAAAGACGATAACGGGGTTACAATATATACTGAACAATACACAATAATTCCTGCACCAACAGGCAGTGCCTCTAGCTATGATTTAGGTAGGGTCGTAGAACAAGCAGGACGGGATATATATCAACAGCTAGGGGGGCTTGTTACAGAAGCTAAAATACTTAAAGAAAGTGAATTAGAGCGTAGAATAGCTGATTTTGATTTATCAGGTGGAGAGCAATTTTTCTCTACCATGTTAGGAATCATAGCTCCTTCGGCTCCTGCTATTAAGGGAGCTAAGTATCTTGGAAGATATTTAAAGGGTGCAGAGCTAGGGACTAAAGGAACAATTACCGCAGACGCTGCGGCAAGTGCGGCTGTAGAAGCCATTATGTCTAGGGAAGGTGATACAGGACTTCTTATAAGACCAGAACTTCTTCAAAACAGGTTTATTGATGAACAGGGTGCAAAAGACTTATCCATGTTTTTGGATGGGATGTTTCTTAACGGAAGTTTAGATTTTGTATTAGCAGGTGCAGGTAGAGCGTTTACTTTTGGATTAGGAAAAGTAAGTGCCACTAAAAAACTAGCAGACCGTGAAGCTCTCAGAAAAGCTGTCACTGATGAGTCTATGAAGAATGTTTTAGAATATCTTGATCCTAAGTTGGCTACAGTCGGTGCAGATGAAGCAAAGCGAAGAATATATTTACTTTCTGAAAAACTAAATGATGCATCTTTAATTGATCTTACATTAGGCAAAGCCTCAACAACTATTCAGGCCGATACTACGACAGCAATGCTCAGAGCTTCTGAAGCCTTTGTCCGTGAGGCAGATCAGAACCTGCTAAACACAATGTCCAAGGCAGAGTTTGATGAGTATGTAGCGGATGAAGCCGCCAGAATGTCCTCTGCAATGATTGCTTTGATGAGAAACCAATCGGTTAATCCTGCGGTTCAAGAAGCATCCACAAAAACTTCTACTAAAATAGGAGAGTTCTTACAGGATGCTGCAGAAGCAAACCTTCCTGCAGGACAGACCGTAGACTCCGCTGCACAAACTGCTACGTCCAATATTGTTAGAAATGTTGATGAAGAAATTGCAGAACTTACAACCAAAGCAGGTGATGTGTCTCGACAGACAGATGAGATCCTATCAGCCGTATCAACTGTAGTAGAAGATAATCCTGTAGTCGCTGACATTCTTGGTGGGGGCAGTGCGTTTACTACAGACTTGTCCACATATCGTCAGGCGGTAAATGATATTTTTACAGGGGATGTATACCAAGAATTTAAACGTACTTTTGCTGAAGTTAACCAAAAATATATAGATTTACCTGAAGCAGAAATTGATGCAGGTCTTTTAAAAGAACAGCTACAAACCGTTATACGATCTTCCAATGAAATGGACGGGTCAGGTAAACGGGCTGCATCAATACTAAAAGATATATTAGAGCCATTTAATGCAAAAAAGATTGCCACTGATGCGCCTGAACCTGAACCACTTCCATTTGGATTTAGATATGGGGATGATGCTGCACAGACAGAAACAGCAGAGCAAATCCTAGAGCGTGTTACAAATGATATTAAGTTTAAAGATTTGTACCAAATTAAATCTAATATGGCGGCTGTCATCGATAGATACAAAAATGAACCTGCAGTAATGCAGAGGTTAATAGCATTTAGAAACCACATTACAGACGCAGAAAATGGTCAAATAGCTTTTATTAAATCTACTCAACCTGATGTTGCAAACCAGTTCATTGAAGCAGATGAATTTTTTAAAGCGGCTAAATCCAAATTCTCAAACTCAGAGCCTGTAAGACAACTAGAAGTTAAATTACAAGGACAGGCTAAGTTCGATTCTGAGACAGGTAGTATACCTGGGCCATATGGTAGAGGTGAACCTGATGTAAACCTTGGAGGAAAACAATTCTCTGACCAGATAATTGGGGATACCACTGGTACTCTCAATACCCAAGTTAAGTATATGTTAGATGGGATTAAATCACCTGAAGACATCGATGGGGTATTTGGTGATTTATTTGCTGCACAGGCTGCACAGGATCTGCGACAGCAAATTTTAAATGCAGGTGATAGCGCACAATTAGAGACACTTATTTCTAACGCATACTTACCATACAGAGAAAAACTACAAAGTGTCGGTGCTACAGAGCTTCTGTCTAAAGTAGATACCGCATTCAATCAGGTTAAAGATGCAAGACTTGGGTTAGGTGATGTAAAACTATTTAACGATACTGCAGCCAGAAATCTTGATGCACAAATAAAACAGGCTCAAGAAGGTGTAGTAGGTCGATTGATAAGCCCTGAAAGGGGAAGCCCTAGAGGACTAGATGCAGAAGGGCCTAGCAGATTAGTTCCTATATCTGATGCAAAGAGTGAGCTTGCTGCAATTATTACGGGTAAAGATAGCGTCAATAAAATTAACGCACTTAAAGATCGTATTAATCAGCTTCCTGAAGTTCAAAGGCAGCAAGCAATGGAAGCCTTGCAAGCTGTATCATTAGACGTGGTGGGATCAAAAATATTTGGAGCAACACCAGTTGGTACTCAAGCTAGAAACATCAACTTGGGAACCGTTGCTCGACTATCTGCAGATGAAACAAGCAATCTTATGAAATCAATCGACAGTCTCTATTCAGCGTCTGATACACCTCTAATGAGGGAAATGGTATTTAAAACACTTAATGATGTTTATGACGCTTCAATACCAAACAGGATGAAAGTAAATCAATCGGGATCAGATACGTTTATTAATACTGCTAGAAACTCTGATATGCGTGATGCTGCTTCTACCGCAATACTGGTCTTTGCAGGATATATGAATCCAACTGCAGCCCTATTGCGTAGGCTATCTTCTGTACCAATAGCAGAGGCTGAGAGATTGCAGAAAGAAATCTCAGCTAACGTGCTTGCGGTTGTAGTGACAAATCCAAAGATGTTCTCAGAGTATGCAAAAGCATATGCAGATGGTCAGCCTAAATCAAAACTCCGTGAGTTAGCAGAAACGGCAATCTCAGCGACACAGAGGACAGGGCGTTATGAACTTAGGGTTCAAGAGCAAGATGAGTTTGGCGCAGAGGACGCATTTTTGTACGACAGAGATATGATGCAAGCATTAGGATTAGTCCAATAGAAAACCCCCAAGCAAAAGCAAGGGGGCATAACACTTAATAAAGGGGTAACTAATCCCTTCCCCTATTCATAATAGAATAAAAGCTCTTGGGTCAAATGATTCGGGAGTTTTTTCGTTTTACATGCGATAAATCCTATAGTATCCCATACTATATATTGATTTTATACCTGGTAAATATCAACATGTAGTTGTGGATAACTTTTGGCAGCATTGATTTTATTAGGTTTTTTCAGTCAAGTATAAAATAATTAAATTAAACAAATTACTTTATTGACCTTTGGGTGCTTCCTACGTCAGAATTACGTTAGGCAGAGATTAACTACCTCAATAACGCCTATCGAAGTAACACTTAATAAAGGAGTAGTTAATGCTATTAACTGCAGAAAAAGCCAATGAATTTGGCATTGCTCTACTTGAGGCAGCAAAACAAAGTAGAGAGGCAGAACAACAATATCTTATCGTCTGTACTCTCGACACTTTTACAGCAATCCCTTTTAGGGAAGCATGTGGATATGATCCCAACGAAGATATTCTAGTAGCGTAAAAGTAAAAACCCTAGGCAATTAAGCCTAGGGTCACTAAACTGAAAAAGGCAGTGACCAAACCGCCAACTTCAAGTATATTATATACTTTTTTATACCCTGTGGTCAATAGCTACGGGGCTTTTTTGAACCTTTTTAGGAGTTCTACTGCCTCTAAAAACAATCTTATTTAAAGGGCCTGTTTTCTTTCCCCTGCGGTTCATTAAAATAGCAGCTTCATTGTGAGAAACCTTACAATCAAAATTTTTCTCAGCATGAATTAAAAATTCGTCCCAGATTTCTTTGAAATGTAATTCCATTTCTGCAGGGTCTGTAATCCCTGTTTTAGAAAAATTAACGTCAGCTACTGCGACTAGTCTTAGCATAATAAAATCCTCATTAGTTAATGCGAATCAAAGTATACAACTACTACACTTAAGAAGCCACCTAATAATAGTAATTTTCTATTTTAGTTTGTATCTTTCCAGACGGTGTAAATTAAAACAGCCGCTGCTACAATTATGAGTGCATCAATCCACATTTTTATCTCTACTAAAATTTAAACTAGATCCCTTTTTAAGATTATCTTCTGCCCAAAGAGGTTGTAAATTTGTGTAATTAAAGCATTCAATTTGATCTTCCTCTTTAGATAAATCATAGGAAGAACAGGGTTTAATATGATCAATATGCCAATCCCCATAATTATCCCAAATCATACCATCCACAAATTGACTCTCCATATGTTTTCGAAGTTCAGGAATAGAGCAACCTATATACGTTTTACAGCTTTTACTCTTTTCTCCGTACCCATTTTTTAAAGCTTTTCTAATGCGATCAGAGATCTTTTGGCGTAGCATATAATGAGTATCATTCTCCATACGGTCATAATGACGCTGTAATCTATATGCTTTATATTTCTGATTGCGATTTTTATTAACCTTCTTTTTCTTTACATCCGACATAGCATGATACCTAATAGATTTAAGCTCATTGCTTCGCTGCTTAATTGCAGGATCACTATGCCACCTCTTCCTAGCATTCTTCCTAGAAGTTGTACGCCTTTGGTCAGATGTTAAATCGCAGTTACGTTCTTTACATACTCTACTGCAGAACCTTTTAAATTTCTGACGATTACTAGTAATAGAAAAAAAGTTGCTGCAATTTTTGTGTTCACATTTTTTAAATTCTGTATTCATCCCTACCCCTAAAAATAAACCCCCGTAAGTTTAAGAGCCTACGAGGGTTTACCCATATCCATCGATCCGAAGATACCAATCCCCGAAACTCCCTCTAATAGTAGAATCAAAATGCCACTTAGTCAATACCTTAAAAATAATTAATTAATTGTACTAACAAAGTGCGCCTTTGATACGGGAACGTCATAGAACTTTTCACCGAAAGCGATCTTATAGTTTGGTACTTCAGTCGTAGGGCTTTCCTTAACAACCTTACGCCCAAAGATGGCTGCATGGGTCAGACTATTGTTGAACACCATAAACTGTGTGGGTTTATCTAGGAATTTAGCCTTTCTGACAGGAAGGTGGATGGTGTCGTATTTAAACTTAACACCATGCCATACCTTCTTACGTTCTACCTCACAGTAGAAACGCTTGTTTTGTCCTTCAACTATTAGGTCAACCCCATACTCATCAGGGTTGTCCGTACAAACATACCCCAGTGAATGCCAAAAGCTTTTAGCTGCTTCACGGGTTGCACCATCTGACTCTTGAAAATCTTTCTTCTGGAACTCTTTGTACATTTGCTTGCCTGTTGTAGTTGAATGCTGAGTTAAACCCTCGCAACCACTCCTTTGCGTAGAAGCTGCGAGGGCGATATTTACAGGTTAGGTTTCCTTCGAAGAAATCTGTGTAACCTGTTTGATAGGGGTCTTCCTGCATGTGTCTGCCTCAATAACATTACGGAAAACCTAGCCTCTTTTATTCGCATTTTCGCAGTCCTGATGATGGCTCATAGTAACAAGCACCACCTTCTTCCACGAAATCTGCGTTGGCCTCTTGTTGAGGCTCTTCTACAACGTCCTCTGATGCTGATGCATTGAGAATGCCGTATCTCTTACCCGATGCACGGAAGGTTGTGCAGCCGCTGCTACCCCCCTCATATGCATCCATGTATACTTTCTTGAAATCTTCCCATGACACATTGTCACCAACGTTACATGTCTTCGAGCAAGCTGAATCAACATAGCGACTTGCTACGTTTAAAACTCTTACATGGTCGAAGACTGAGAGTTCATCAGCGGTCTTACCTTTTGTACCAAACTCACGGTATCCATAATCATCTACTCTCTCGACTTTAGGCCCATCAAAGGTTTGTATGGTGCGGTCATAGCCAAGGCTGAAGACAGGCTCTATGCCACTGCTTACGTTGTCAGCCGACAGGGAAATAGTTCCTGTTGGAGCTACAGACAGTAGGTGGCTGTTACGGATGCCATACTTTGCAATCTGTGTCCTGATCTCAGTCGGCAAGGTCATGGCAAAGCCACTGGTCAGGTAGTCGTTCTTAAACAGCGGAAACTTACCTTTTTCTTTAGCAAGCTCAATGGAAGCCTTGTAAGCTTCATCACGGATGGTAGCCATGATGTCCTCGAAGATGCGAATGAAATCATCTGAGCCATAGTCAAAGCCTAATGCTTCAATGGCGTTAGCAACACCAGTAACCCCCAAGCCCATGCGCCTTTTGTTTTTGGCTTCTTCTTCTTGCTCTGGAAGAGGGTAGGTTGCTCTATCAACAACGTTGTCCATAGCTCTTACAACCCAAGGAATATCATTTCTCAGCATGTTCATGTTGAAGACATACTTTCCATCATGCTCAACAACATACTTAGTTAAATTAAATGAACCTAGTAGACATGCCCCGTTGGGTGGCAGCGGCTGCTCCCCACAGGGATTAGTAGCAGCAATCTCTTCGCAGTAGTGCAGGTTGTTCTTTTGATTAATTCTATCGATAAATAGTATTCCAGGTTCTGCCCAATCCCATGTACTTCTGAGAATGTCATCCCACAGGGCTTTTGCTTTCACAGTCTTGTAAGCTGTTCCCTCGAACACTAGGTCAAAGTCGTTGTCTAATTTTACTGCTTCCATGAACTTATCAGTGACCGCAACACTCATATTGAACTGAGTTAGGTCAGTGCTATTGTTCTTAGCTCTGATGAATTTTTCGATGTCAGGATGGTCTACTCGCATAACCGCCATCTGTGCGCCTCGACGGTGTCCTGCAGAGCTAATAGTTTTGCAAGTTGCATCAAAAATACCCATGAAACTTAGCGGCCCAGAGGACTTACTGTCTAAGCTCTTAATTAAAGCTCCGTGAGGGCGCAAAGTGGAAAAGTCGTACCCTATACCGCCACCTAATTGCATGGTCTTAGCGGCCCTTGCAACGGCTCTGGTGATGCCATCCATAGAATCCTCAATTGTGGAGCTTACAAAGCAATTATACGGGGTTACGGTTCTGGGCGCACCCATAGCCGATTGTACTCTACCTGCAGGAAGAAATCTCTGGTTATAAAGGATTGTTCTAAACTGTTCAAAATGTGTATCATCGTCTTTTAATGCGTCAGCCACCCGTGTCATGGCCTCGTAGAAAGTCTCACCCTCAGATCTATATTTCGTTGCGTGTATTTCTTCAGAGATTGGTAGTTTCGGCCCGTATTCGTTTTTTATCATTATTCTTGCTCCCAAGGGTTTTATTGTTTTAAATCTTCTAGGTAAGGCTCTTTGTAATTTGGCCCTTTAAGTACTTTCCCGTCCTCACGGAAAATTGGTTGTCCATCTTCATCAAGCTTGCTCATGTTGCTTGCATGGACACGTCTGACAGCTTCATCTAAGTTCCATCCGAATGTGGCTGCGTAGCCGTAGGTAACATAGACTAGATCTGCTAGTTCTTTGATTAGGTTCTCTTCGTCCGTTGCGCTGAGAAGTTCTGCATATTCTTCCTTCACCAACATCAACCTCAGTAGGTCATGTCGGGTGTCTTTCATCCACGGAAGGTTAACGGATTGCTTATAAGTTCTGGCAAACTGCGTAACCATTTCCAGTGGGGTTTTATTTAGGTAAGTATTAGGATCACGAACTAGTTCATCATCCTCATAGTAGTATTCATATCCAGGGGTATTCATGGCTCTCCCTTTTTCATCTCTTCGATCAATCGGTTGAGGTAATACTGAGCCTTCTCAAGATCCTCGACACTCTTACCTTTGTATGGAAATCTCCAAAGATATTTGAAAACAGACTGCCAACAGTAACTGGCATGGGCTGATACATCTGCACCGTCAGCCATAGACGCCATAGCATCGATGCATTCGATACGGCTCTTTGAGTAATGCGGTGGGCTGTTTACCATGTCTTCATCTAAATTAAGGGTAGTTTCACCCATTGTAAGGACGTATGAATTTTCTTTGTGGACGTGCGGTATGCTCATTATTGTTTCCTATTAAATGGTATGATTTTGGATTCAGCGATTGCATCAATGAGTTCGTCTTCAGGCTCAAACTCAATCTCTTCACTGCGCTCGTTTTCTAAGATTATCTTTCCTATTGAAGTAAGATACTCATATCCCTCAGATGCTATATGCATTAGCCCGTATACGAGTTCTTCATATCGATCAGCCTCATCTTCGCTAAGAGTTGCATGTAGATTGTTGAAGGGTCTGATAGTAAAACTATCACCGTCCAATGGGATAAGAAAAATTCCACATGCTTGTGGGACATCGTCTTCACTCATTTGTTTTTTCCAATCATTTTAAAAAAATGTTCTGCATCGATAATTGCTAACGGCTTCTCTCTGTTGGCTTTTACGATGGCTACTGGCTCTGCTTTTGTGGGGCAGTTATCTTCGGCCTGACGCATAATCTTATAGATGCTCAAAGCCTTCAGAGACTTGCACTCAACAGAATAAGGAAATAGTTTTCTAGCGGCAGGGGATAACTGAATATCCTCACCCCCTGCACCCATAGAAGTGGATCTAACATCATCAGGTTCCAACTTCGGAAACAATGTTAGAATTTTGTCCCTCACCCATTGCTGATGTAGCCGCCCTTTGGCTTTAGCCGATTGGGTTTTTATTGGCATTAATCATCCTCAATGAACCAGTACATTGGTGGGTTTTTAGCTTCAGACTTTGGGTGCGGCATGTACTTAGCTTTTGGGTAACATGGCTTTATAAAGTCACAGAACTCACAAGATTTAGTTAACCTTTTTAATCCTGTTGGCTTTCCTCGAAACGTATCTGGAATTGGAGCAAACTGACGATCCAGAGGTGCGCCCGTAGTGACCTGATCAACATTATGCTCCATCTTAAATAGGTTCATCTGTTTCTCAGTTTCAGACACTTCTGCATCAACAACGGCAATACGCCCATTGGATTTATTAACTACGATCCAACCACCAAGCTCTTTGTTCTGGGCTTGGGCATAACCTGTAAGCTGTCCGATATAGCCAAAGTCATCACTAAGCTTTAAGCCAGAGTATCCCTTGTCCCATTTGTTATCAAACGCCCACGGGCTGCAGGATTTTACGTCATAGACCTTATGATCTATTTCAATATCATCCTCACCCTTAACAACGGTTTCACCAATTTTTAATTCTACTTGGTTCTTACCACCTGTAATGTTTGCACCTGCAATCTTCAGCATGATGTTGGTGATACATTCTACTGCATCACCGATTAGCATTTGGATTTTGAAGTTGTAGTCTTTGCGTTTCTTTTCAGAACCCATAGCTCCATGCTGCAATTGGCACAAAGGCTTGCCAACGTTGGACATCCGCAGCCGAAAATCTCTTTCCTGCGGAGTTAGCTGTTTGCGAAGTGCGGCCTTAAATTCTTCAGCCGCTTCATCGATCCATGCTTCATCAATAGTCAGACTATCAAATTCGTCATTAGACAGCTTGTCCAACGTCATTTCTAGTTGCTGTTGTAGCATTAAGCTGCAGCGGTCTCGAAGTCTTCTTCAAGGCTGTCACCTAGTGCTTTCATGGCTGCATTATCGACAGACCCTTCTTTAATTGCTTTGAAGTAGGAATCCATAATGTCAGCTTTTTCAGCCTTAATGGAGTTAAAGAAAACTTCCATCGTTTGGTACACAGGCATGGTTAGAGGAATTTGGTTACCCAAATCTACAGCATAATTAAATGTGTACCAAGTCACTGAGCCGTTTTCTTGATACTCAGATGTTAAAGTTGCCTCATACTCATAGAGGTTTTTACCTCTGGGCAGACGCTTCATATATTGATTCCAGAAGCCGCTGTAGTTAGAGTTTTTGTGAAACATGATCACTGGCTCGTTCTCATACACAACCTCTTCACCGTCCACGGTCTTACCAGTGTAGGTTACTAAGCCTCTGGTGACCCGATGCTGCATATCTCGCCAACGCTTTTGCTCTGTAGGTTCAAGCAGCTTGCGGTCTTCCCAAGAGGGCATCCCACAGGCAATCCCACCTAGTTGATCATTCGCCTCTTGACTATTGTTAATCACTGGAACGCTTTTGTTAATTAGCTTTCTTTTCCCATCAACTTCTTCCCAATGAAAATATTGAATGTGAGAGCAAAGAGGTCTGAAAGTAACGCTTTCTGCGTATGCAGTTTTCTCTGCATTATGAAGATAGAAACTACCCTCTGGAATTGGCTTTTTTGTATCCTTATCCTTACTTCTAGCATTAATTTTAAGTTCTGGAACTTTAACGATGGAGCTTTTGCCACCACCTTTAATTTCTGTTCCAAGTTCTGCCTGTAATTCCTGCAACGCTGCAGGATCTATTGTCGTGAGATCATTCATTTATATACTACCCGATCTTTATTAAGTGGACTTATAGTATGCCATAGTTAGGTGGCGTTAGTCAACTAAATTCGACTTGATCCATCCAGTTTTTTCCACCAGAGATCTCAATCTTCAACGGTAGTGCAAATTCATAGCCCCATCGATCAGTAGCCTCTTCCGTTACCCCTTCCATAGCCCACGTCAGAGCCTCTTTGACCTGTTCCATTTCGTCAGGATGTGTATCCACCACGATGGAGTCATGGACAGTAAGAACAAGCTTGGATTTAAGGTTTAGCTCGTTAAACTTACGCAATGCTCGAATACAACTTAGAGGAACGATGTCAGCGGTGGCTGTTGACTGCACAGGATAGTTCACTTGCTGAGTGTAATGCTTTGTACGTCCGTTCCTTCGTCTGGTTTCATTGGGCCAGTAAAACTGTCGGCCTGAGAATGTAGTGATATGTCCGTCCTTCATTACGCCATCAGTTAGCTTTTTATGGTAGGCTCCCAAACCTTTATAGATTCCAAAGAACTCCTTAAAATAATTTCGGATGTGGGGTTCTTCCCCACCACCAACTCCCCCATAAATCGGACTAAAACTGAATTTTTTTGAATTTTGGCGTTGATCTTTAGTCACCTGTTCTTGGTCACATTGGTATATTATAGAAGCAGTCTGCTTATGCAGATCTTTACCTTCGAGGACATCCTTAATGATCTGGGGGTCACGGGATAGCTCCCCTGCCATGACGAACTCAAGATTTGAGTAATCCGTCTCTAAAATTTTCCCGTTTTCAAACCTGCTAATTACCGCACTTCTAACAGGGAAGCCTCGCTTGGGTTGATTTTGAAAGTTTGGGTTAGATGAAGACAGTCTGCCTGTACTAGTGATGCATTGATTGAAGTTTGTGTGCAGCAACCCATCAGGGCGTGTCCATGTCTCTATACCTTGAATGAAGCTATCTAAATATGTCGATAGGGCGTTCATACGAGACAGTTTAGTAAGGAACTCAACAGCAATGTCGTTCCCTTTGGCTGCAGCCTGATCGATCAATCGTTTAATTGTAGTCTTGTCAGTCTTAAATCCGTGAACGGATGCATCCTCTGGCTCTT